AATTATATGTGAAACGGTGTAGTTTAATTACAACTGGTTTTTTTTCTATTTCTTTTGGTGCGTATGCTTTTCTATTTAATCCCATTAAGGCATATCCGGAAGCTACCGTAATATCAAATTTTTCTCTTTTTGAAATATTGAATTTACCCCAATCTTTTAATGTTCTATCAAATGGCATTGAGCCAATTTCTCCTTCTTGACGTATAGCTGTTTGACTTTGCCCTTGTGAGTATTTACCAACGTATTTTAAAATGTAAGATTCAATACCTGTTGCGTGTGAGGTTATTATATCTTGTGATGCTGATGGTATTCCTCCTAAAAGTTTTTCTTCTGGAGATATTTTACTTGTTGCTTTGTCAAATCTAGTTAATGAAAATCCGCGATAACCTCTATTTTTAAAGTGGTGTAACATTCTAGGTTTATTATTCTCAATAAGAATTGGCATACCATAAAATACACAAGCCATTAATGCGTCTTCATAAAAAATTTCCGCTTCTTCGGGTCTTGTAAGGTATTCTAAGAAAAAGAAATTACTTGGTACATTTTGCATTGTAGTTCCTGTAACTCCTGACAAAGCTCCTCTTGAACCTCCAGAATGTTCTAGCCCGTTTTCTGTGTTTTCTAAAACGCTATCAACTGTAGAGTTCATGTCGTAGTTATCCGCGCCTAAACAACCAATATCGTCGTTCATTGGATGATAACTCATTCCGCCCCATTGATTTCTACGCATTTCAAATTGATTGCTTTTAAAATCAATTTCATTTGGAATCCAAGCTAATAAGAACCTTCCTGTTGAACTTGGTTTCCATTCTACTCTTGTATCTTTTATCCCGTCTTTCCAAACAAAGTTTCCGCGAACTAAAGTCTTTTTTATGTCGTAATCTGAGTTGTAATCTAATTGGTCGTTTATTTTTTGTTGGTCGAAGGCAGAATCTACGGCTTCGTCCCTAAAAGCATCTTGTTTTGTAATTGGGTCAAGTCTTCTCGCGTTCCAATAAAACTTGTCTCCTAATAATTTGGCAGATTTAAACTCATTTTCTAAGTACTGTAAAGAACCTATTTTTTGTTTTACCCCACTTGCATTTATAAAACTTTCTCCTTCATTTAAAGTAATATGACAAATTCCGAATTTATCCGTATAATCTTCCATGTTTTTATGTGCAGGAAGGAAATATGAATACAGTCCGGTAATTGTTCTGTCGTTGGCATTTCGTTTTAATACGTTTGAACCTTTTTCTAAATTTTCGAATTGTGATCCACCTTTGTCTTTTGGATTTAAAGTAGAACCAATAAATGCTTTTCCAACAACCTTTCCACCCTGAACCATTGTAGGCTTAATATTAACCCAATGTGCTTCATAATCATTTGGAGCAACCCATTTTCCTGCTTCGTCTCCTAAGTACATTGTAAGCTTAATCGAGTCATACGCAAGCGTTGCTGTTGCTCTATAATCTACTAACGTGTTAAGGTAGTCTTTTGTAGATGTATCTTTTGATAGTTTTGATGCTTTTGTGTTGTCAGAAGGTTTTCCAAAAACCATTTTCTTAACATCATCAATCTTTCCTTTAATAACCGGAATAAAGAAAAATGGTAAATTCTGCACAGAGTGAGAATACTTTAAAAAGGCTGAAATAGCATCTGTTTCAGTTTTAGAAGTAATACCATATTTAGCATTTTTAGTACAAGTAGAACTATCAATTAAATGATCTAAAACCATTTCAGTAAAACCAGTTCTACGACCTTTTGTAAAAAACATTCCTACACTTCTTGGGTCAACTAAACAAGCTTTGGCAAAGTAATACATATTAGCCTGAGCCATACGAAATTCTTTATATCCACCTGTTTCAAGCATTTCATTCCATTGAAGTCCCATGTAGTGAGCAGGAGTTAAATATACGGCTTCTCCGTTATTCATAAACCAAACTCCTTCTCGTCTTCTTCGGTATTCTTCAATAATATAATCGTGAAAAGCTTCTTGTGTATCTGGGTTTAATCCCGTAGGAATATCCTGCCTTCTCCAATATTGGTCTTCTTTGGCTTTTCTATGAAATAATATTTCTGTGTTCTTTGGTTTTTTTGGAAGCATTATTTTTAATCCATCCAATGTAATAATTTCTCCTTTAGTCCCTTTTGGACAAATCATTACAGCCTGAGTCTCTTCATCAAACCATTCTTTGTGATAATTTTTTAATGGGAAAAACTCTTGGTTTGCATATTTTTCGGGATAACCTCTTTTGAACTCTCTCTCATTTAAGTCGAATTTATCGGCTTCAATTTGCATTTGAAGTTCTTTATTCCCTGCGTCAATATCAGAAATAGCTTTTAAAATAATTGGCTTACTAGAAATAGCTGTACCGTATTTTTCCGCGTCTAATTCATCAAATTGAATCTTTTTTCTTAACGCTTGTCTTAAAACATTTACCGATGTTTCTCCAACTTCTACAAGTTCGATTATGTAGGTTTTTAGTTTTTCGTGGCTAGGAGCATTTGGAGAGTTTTGCCAAGTTAACAGAAGTTGCTTAACAGCCGTAAAAGAAACTATACGCGAATTTACTAACTTCGATAATTTTTCATCATCTACAGTCAGTATATCTACGTCAAGAAGTAATCCTTCTAAGGAATCTTGAATCGCTAACTCTATGTCCTCGCTTAATCCTTGCATTTAGGCTGATATTTTTACTAATATGTTTGGAACTCTCATTCTGTATAGTTTTTGTCCTTCAATTTCAAATTCATATTCGGAATCAGTTTTAAAGGCAATTCTATCTCCTGCGAAAACTCCTTGACTTTCTAAATAATTATTTGCGTACTTTACAATTCCTTGATGCTCAACTTCTATTTTTCCAATCCATCTTTTTTCTTCAATAATTGGTTCAATAAAACAATAATAATCTACAGATATGTATTTTCCGTCTCTAAAGATAAGAAAAATACTCTCTTCATCAAGAAAATATAAATTATCTTTAAAATAGCATACAGATTTTCTCGTTATTCCTTTTGTGTCAAACCAATCTCTGAATACATTATGTTGAACTACAACTTCGTCTCCAACTTGGATATTCCCTTTATAATTTAATGGTAAAGCAACAATAATTCCAAATCTATTTACATTAATTGCTTCCTCAATAGAAGTGTTGACAACCATTGTGTGATCGCCAACTTTTTTTTCATTAACGTAGTTTGTTCCGCCTTTTGGAGTAACTATAAATTTGTCTGTGCTTTGCATATTAATCTATAAAATTAAACTTTGTTATTCTTTTCTTGTCGTAAAATTCAATCCATTCCTGAGTCGTATTTTCGTTTGTGATATAAAGTTTAAATCCGTTTTCAGTTTCAATGATTTCAGAAATTGTACGTTTGACTTTTTCTCCGCCAATCTCAAACATTCTAATCCCACCTACGGTATAAACCATTGTCATAAATTTTGTTTCTTCTGAATCAGGCTTCGTTATTACAACTTCTACTGATATTTGTCTTATTCTTTGTCTCATAATTAAATTTTATTTTATTAAATTTTTAACAAGAACCTCCGTATAATATGCTTTGTACAGAAGCTCCATTTATTTGAACTACAGAACCTTCTCTAACACATATAGGTATTAATAGTTCAAATCCGTCTATCGGAGGAGTACAAGGCGCATTTACTGTAGTTGTTTCAGTTGTTCCTGCACAACTTACATAGGAAAACTCAAAATTATGACTAATTGAACAACCTGATGGTGTACTATATGTAAATCCTAACCATTCAACACAATTAGAACTTATTGTTTCGTCTTGTGTCTTGTATATGTCTTTATATTTATGTACCATTTTTTATAATTTAGTACTACCTATTAAGTAATGTGTTACTGTAGCCAACTCTTTTTCAAGCAAAGCCCAATAATATTGACCTTTTATTTTATATCCTACTGCTGTATTTATTATAGAAGTTCCTGTTGGTGTTATCGTAACGTCTCCTGTCCCTTTTTGTATAAAAGCAACTGAGAAATTACTTGGCAATGTATTAGGTACATTTATTACAACATTTGAAGCTCCATTATCAACAAATATAGTATATTTATCATCCCCATTTGCTAATGTGTAAGGGAAAGAACTAACTATTTTTTGTAAGTTGTTTACTTCAACTTTGTACCCATTACCTGATGTTCCGTTACCTGATACTGTTGTTGTTGTGCCGTTTTCTAATAATGCTATAGTGTCTGTAGATGCTATTACAAAATTATTTGCTGTAGGCTCTGTAACAGTTACGTTTGCTCCGGCAGTTATATTTACGTCGTTAACAGGTTGATCTATAATTATTGTTTCCCCTGATAATACAACTGTTCCTGTATTAGATGATATTTTTCTGAACTCTTGCAGTTTTGTTGTTGCATTAAAACCTTTGTAAACAGCAATACCTGTTGAGCCTAGATTAGTTTGTTCCGTTTGTTCTAATATTATTTTTCCAGTTTCGTTTCCTAAAACTGTTTCTTTTGTAATACTGAATCCAACTGAACCAATAGAGTAGTGTTCTTCTCTACCTGTTGACACGTTAAGCCCTTTGTAGAAACTAATAGCGTTTGATAAATTTTGAGCGACTAAACTGATAGGTATGAAATCCGTTGATAAAACAGCGTCTTGTAAAATTCCAATAACCACATCTTGTAGTTTTAATTGGTACTTGTTACCATTAATGTTTAAAATTACTACTTCGTATCTTTGAATAATTTGTGCCGGATCAAGTTGGTTTGCTACTGCTTCCGGTGTTGTTAAAACTCCTGAGTAAACTATTTCAGTTATTTTTAAAGTTCCGCCTGTTTCTGGAGAAAGACCTGCTACCATTAACGCTTGAATTGAAGATAGCTCAAAACTTGCTGTTTCTTTTTTTATTGTCTCGCTATTAGACCCTATAAGTTTATCTGAAAGAACAGGACTTGGCTTGACCGGATAAGCATTAGTGTTTTTTA